ATTATCGCCGAAAGTTAATTCATATAATCCATCATCTATTTCTTTTACCCAATAGATGTGTGAAGTACTATTAACATTTAATATTGATTCTGCTAAAGTATACGTAGTAATATCTGAACTATTAACAGACTTATAAACTTTAATAATTATAGAACTAGTATCTACATTTGCATTTGGTATAATGTATTTTGTGCCTGTTGCAACAGTATATTTGTATGTTAATGGAATACCTTCAAATAAAGTTATATTTGAAAATTCATAAACATTTCTAGTATTTTTTGATGCAGTATATGAAGATCTATTATAAAAAGTATATGATTTATTATTAACTGATGTAGAAAATGGTGAATACGCCGGTAACATAATAAGATTAGGAGATTCATTATCACCTGTAGAAGTCATACTAATTACTGCGCTAGAACAAATAGCAGACTTTGGTGTATACCCTAGTGTTTTTGCTAAAGAAACAATACTATTTCTTTTTCTTGCCGAGTCCAAGAACATTTCATTAATAGAAAGGTTATTGTAAATAGCATTATAATGAGTATTATATGCTAAAATATCAAGTAATACAGATAATCCAGATCCGTCAAAATCATAATCCTGGAATGTTTCTTGACCTTTTAAAAATTCTTTTAAACTAGTTTTAATTGTATCAAAATCTAATTCAGACACATTTATTTTTTTACTTGACATTTATCGGGTCCTTTCCAGTACCAAATCTAATTGTATTGGTTTTGTTGTATTTAAGATAGTAAAGTAGATAGAAACATATACTGAATTATTATCAGGTGAAAGTGTCACAACAATATCATTTAAACTTACTCTTGGTTCATGATTAATAATAAGATCTACTAGAACCTGTTTTAAGGTGTAAGTTAATAAAGGTGTTGATAAATCAAATAATAATCTATGTACTGGAGAACCCAGTTCAGAATGAAATGGTCTTTCATAGTTTTGTGTTAAAACTAGATTTTTTACTGAAGCCTTTACCGCATTTTCATCATACCGAATAGACACGTCACCGGTATTTGGATTAGCAGTAAAGTTTAAATCTAAATCTGAGAAAAGCCTAGTATTCCGTGACATTTTAATTTCCAATTAATATGTATTATTTATTCACAAAACAGTTTACAAACGTTTACTTTTGTGATATACTGGTTATACCAGGTTTTTCAAGGATATTGTTTATCCCTTAAGTCTTTATTAATTAAATCATTAACCAATGATTCAAATGTATAACCACTAGTTAATTTTACATACATGTTATCTGTTAGAAAAGAGGCTTTTTTAACTGCATCTTCATAAACTCTTTCATCTACTCTGGGTCTAAAGTAATTTTGGTCTGATATCATAATTAACCTGCAAACACGTTTGTTGAACCTGTAGAAATAGTATGATCATAATGCCCATCTGAATCATATTTATCTCCTATTCTTCCAATATTTTTTCCATCAACATATACTGAACTACTATAGGTACTTAAAGCCGGTGCATGATTTATAGGTGCTGCTGTACAAGGATCTCCGTCTGGATGAGATGCCATGACATCTTCCTTTCTAACAACACCAATTCCATTTACAAATACTGTTGAACTACCAGCATCTGAAGTTTGAGTAGTTCCTGTATCCCAGTGATATACATTTGTTCCACACCCAGAACCTTGAGCACCATCAGTACAAGTAATATTGCTACTTCCACTCTTTTTAGCTATTCCTGAAGATGCCATATTACTTATACATAAAAGGTATGTAAACCATTTGAACCAGAGGCATTTTTACCAGATGCATTAACATTCTTATCATCAATATAAGTAGTACAAAGTTTCATGCTTCCTTTCATTGAATAAGATAAATGGATCCAAACACTATTACCCTTGTTTCTATATTCTAATATAACTTGATTATACGGTAGAATCTTTTCTAATTTAACTGCAAGTTCATAATGTTCGGTTATATCTCGTGAGGTTAATTGAATATCACATGCCTCGCCTTTATTATGAAAGGATCCTCCTGTTTCATTTCTTAAACCAGAATTGATATTCCATATACCTTTAGAATCCTGTTGCTTGCACGGACCTATTTCTTCATAAACTTTTTCTAATATGTTTACACATAATGCCGAAAGGTTAGCAACTAATTGTTGTTTAGAATATGTTCCATCCGGTAAAGTAGTACTTTTTAATACTTTACCTTGAGCACTTGTTAACATGCCAAGAGTAAAGTTATCACTTAACTTATAACTAGTTGGGAAGTCAGTCATGTTATTAATTTCGGCAAGTTTTTCGGCAGATAATTGAGTTCCTGCTCCAGAACCTCCAGTAGCAGGAGATGAATCACCTGAAGTTCCTGCTTCATTACCATTATTTTCATAATCAGAAGTTCCAACCATACCCACTCTAGCCTTTTGACCTGCCGCAGTAGTCCAATCATCTTCTGTTTCAAATTTGAATACACCATCAGTATGTCTAGCCGGAGGAACTAAATTAGGTCCACCTTGTTGATGCGCTGAATCTGCGGGAGGCACAACTAAACTATGAGCAGCAGTAACACCTGCAGTAGAAAGACTAGTTTTTCTTTCCATAGGTTCACTATATTTTGGATCATAAATGTCAGGTTGAGTTCCACCAACTAAACTAAGTAAATCTGCTGATAAAGGAGTTTTATTTAATACTGAATCAACTACAGGTTTTGGCAGTGTATTAGGATTGTATTCTCCCATAGGAGTTAATACCGTATCAACCAATACTTGTTCTTTTTCTCTACCTGAAATAGCATCCCCTTTAAAATCTACTGGAACCTTTGGAGCACCTAGTAAAGATAATGGAGAAATAGAAGTTATAGATACGGGTGTATCAGGATTAAAATCAATTCTAGGTGCAGTAGCATTTAAGTTACCAATACCTAACATATTAATAGCCGAAGCAGATTTTAATTCTATATTGCCAGTTAATGTTTCAGTTTTAAAAGTTCCTGTTTTGATATTAGTTGCAGTTGCTATATCAAGTGTAAAGGTATTAGCCTTAATTTGAAAATCTGCTGCAGTCTCTAGTTTAATACTACTTGACATTTTTAATAATGTTTCGGCAGTAGAGGCAGTATCCCCACCTTCTAAACTAATAGATTTTGCAGTTTTTAATTTTAACGCATCTGTTGATTCTAATGACATTGTACCTATTGCTCTATGGTTTGATGTCTTACCAACTTCTACATTATAATTACCTTCAACTAATACATTATAATCGCCGCCTACCGCAACATTTAAATCTTGGGCTACACCAATATTAACATTGTTATGGAATACGGCGTCAACTTGACCACATACTTCAAGATTTGCATCACCTTGACAAAGTATATTCATTGGACCTGAAACGGTTAAGTTACATGTTCCTTTAATGAATATATTACCATTGTTTTCAGTAATGTAATATCCATCACCTACTATATAATTTACTTGGGAACCATTAGGATCTATTTCAATGAAAGTACCTTTACGATGGTATAAGTTAATACGTTCGCCTTCAGGACTATCATCAAATTCTAAAACGTGCCCAGATTCAGACTCCATAACTTTGTTGTATGGATAAATGGTATTATATGCAGATTCGGGTTGATCATATGAACCACCATTTGCTAATGGTATATTTTTTGCGCGAGTAGCATCTTTAAATTTAACGTGGGTATCTTCAATATTACCTCTTGCTAATCTATTAGTATCTGGTTCATTCATAAAATCCCGTAAAGGATACTTTCCTTCAGGATCACAGAATCCAGTTTTAGAGAAATTACTAGATCTATCTTCAGTGTATGCTTCTCTTTTAGATGCGGGTAAGGCATTTATTTCTGTTTGAGTTCTAGTAGGAGCAGAAGATACAGCATCTTTATTAGTTGGAGCAGGAGCAGATTTACCGCCTAAAAAGTATTCATAATATTTTCTTTTAGTTGGCCAACCACCTTTATGTCCACCAACTTTAGCAAGAGCTACTTCAAAGAAACTAGGTTCCCATTGTAATTTTTCCCAGTCTGAGATATTCATTTTAAAATATTCTACAACTGCTTTTGCGCCTATTTCAGCAGACTGTTGTAGTAATTCTGGATGATTTATTAAATCTATACCCAATCTTGAACCAATTTCTTTATAATTACACCGCAATGTTAATTGTATATACCCTCTACCATAATATTGACCATTTGCGGGATTTCCTGTTATTTTAGTACCATAAATAAATCCAAAGAATTCTTGTTTAGAATATTTTTCAGGTTTATTATTCCATAATGCTGCTTCTTCTTGTGTAATCTTAGGCCATACTACTCTAATTCTTGTAGCAGAATATACGTGATCTTCAGCAGATGTATGCATCCATTTACTTTCTACACCGGCAATACCAAGCATAGCACATTTTGCATATTTTGATTTGAATCCACCCTCTTCACATGCAGCAATAATTGCCGCAATTCCTGCTACAGCTCCTTGAGTTGCTCCTGCACTAGTGGGAGGATTTGGAGGTATAGGTGTTTTTTCTATTGCATCTGCCATTATAAATCCTTAAAAGTTCTTATCAAAATAGGTTGTAATTTGATCTGTAGTTGCAAATGTTTTAGGATTAACATCTGTAAATGGTAAATATTGTTCTTTTGTAAAGTTTTCTGGTCGTTTTAATATAACATAATATAATTCGGTAGTTTCATCATAAGTAGCAGTTGCTATAGGAGTTATATTAGATTTAGATAATATATTATATGATGTAACTCCATCAGTAGTTACTGCAGTTAATTCATATTTGGTTCCAGCAG